CGTCCGTCTCGACATTCGCGGACTCTGAGCCACGGGAACCCCCTACCAACTCTTCTTTTCGTCGCTGTTCGAGGTAGTCCCCCCACGATAGAGTTGTCATATTACGCAAATCCTCCTGATCCAAGTTGGCGCTCAAGTGCGGCGAATTGCTCCGGGTTCATTGCATCAAGAGTCGACTTAGGCATCACCTGATTTGGCCCTATCGCCACTTGGGTGCCAACGGCGTTCCCTGCCGGGTCCCCACCTCCGCCCATAGACGTCGGGTCGCCATATTGAGTCTCAAAGGAGGGTGGAGATAGCTGTTTGATATACTCCATCAACTCTTCACGGGTTGTTATCTCATACTTTCTCGGCTTAAAATCGCTGGGCTTGTTTCTGGCCTTGTCCGCATAATCCATGTCTTTTTTCGCGTAGTCGCCAATTATATTCCTATAGTCGGTCAGTTGCGCGGCCAGTCTTGGGTCGTCTGGCTCGGGCAACTCCATCAAAACCGAAAACGCCGCAGACGGCTTGATGTCGCCTCTGGCCACACCATCAAAAATCGAACTCATAGTGTGAGTCGGGGGTTCCTTTTCTGGCGCCGCCGCAGTAGAAGATGCCGATTGACTACCAGCTTTGTTTCTCAGGTCTCCGACCCGCCCAGTTAGTACGTCATTTTGGGCTTGCAACTGCCCAACACTACCCCCGCCCGCCGCAAAATCCTTCGCCGCCGCTAAGCCCGCATATCGCGGGTCGTCTGGCATAATCGTCTCACCGCTCGGCGTTTGAATGCCCCGCCTGTTCGTCTGCTCCATGGAGCGGTTCATCTGCCCAAGCCGATTACGATAGGATATCTCTGCCATGCGACGGCGATGGTCTGATTGCGTCTGCCGCTCCTTGGCGTAGCCTTGAGCCAGTCCCGAGCCTAAGCTGAGTGCCCCAGCTACAAGTGGGTTGCCTAAAAATTCTCCGATTGCCATTGTCGTGGTCCCCTTTTATTATGTGCCGAGCCTGTCGTGGTCTTCTCCATTATCCTCGCCGTCCTGTCCCGCTTCTACGCTGTCTACGCCGATGCGGTCATGGGTGCGCGACGCTGGCACTACAACGCCAGCGGCGGCGTCGCCGACCCCAAGGTCATCCATCACAGCGATCCACTCATCCAAGGTGATTATTTTGAAATTGTTGAAGTTGTCTGCGTCGATGAGGCGCACCACCTGCTCACCCGGGAACTGGCGTTCGACGCCCTCGGCGAGCATATGATCGGGCACGTCAACCAGTGCATACTCTGGCGTCCACGGGCTTCCATCTTTTAGTCTGAGGTCAAACACCTCCTGAAGGAACTCCCCCGGATGTTCATACTGTACCTCCGCACCTCCAGTAAGCACTGGCTCGGGCATGCCTCCCATACTGACTAAGGAGCGTGGGACCTGCCCCGTCCGAGTTATAAACTCATCCATAGTCTCTTCGTATACCTCTTGGCGCCCGCCGCCCCGGGGGGTGCCCTTGGTGTACACCATCCTCATCTCATAGATGGGGTTCCCCTTGTCGTCTTCCCTGCCCGTGTCTTCTGCTTGCATCCGCAAGCCTATCATATGAATGTCATTGAGTTCATATCCCATGTCGGGCACGTTTGGGGGAAGGAACTTCTGCATCCAGTACGCCTTTATTGAACTCCCCCCCACTCCCGGCGTGAATAATTCGATGCCCTCGTTAATCCACTGCTCTCGCGCATGGCCAGTGATGTCGCTAAATATGCCGCCAGCCACCCTTCCAGCTATATAAAACCCCGCCGTGGCTGGGTTGAGGTGCATTGTGGCCAAGAGAAGCCCCTGATCTGTCATGCTTGGGACATGCCCATCCCAGCTTTGGAAAAAACCCTTTTGGAATGTGAGCGCCCTGCCAACAGCCTTGATCAGCCCCACCTTGCCCTGCCCTCGGTAGTCGTGCCACGGTCGCTTGAATTGTATGTCTCCCCCGTGCATGTACTCGTAGCTTTTTACGAGGGAAAGCTGTTCCGTCGGAGTAAAGTCGTCCCACGTATACCCCGTGTCACTCATAAAATCAGAGGCTGGGTTGTTGACCCACTCCTTGGTGCGCTGGCTGAGGTCAGCCATGCCTTGGGGCGTGTAGACGTATCCATTCAACTCGACATCAAAGCCCGCCGAAGGAAGGTCGAAGGGGAATTGCACGTACTTCAAGTCCTCGTAGGCGATTGGCTCGTCTGATATGGAATCCCCCCAATCCCACAACTGGGACTTGGAATAGTTCCAGTCATTATCGCTCCAAGGACCGGGGTTGTTCTGAATAAGGCCCGGGTCTATCGCCCCCCAGTGAACGCCCTGCTCTATGATAACAGCCGCCGCGCCCTGCTCTCTGGTGTTGTCAGGTTCCTTCTCGTCCGTCTCCACCACCACCGGATTGCCGTCAGCGTCAACCGCCACAGGCTTGACAGTATGGGTCCGCTCTTCTTCGCGGCTAAACGATACAATATCCCCCGAATCGTCAACCGTCACGGACCACCCATCGACTACACGCACTTGTAATCCCTGCTCTTGAAATATGCTCATCAAGCTGTTGTAGGATTTTGTGAGCGTCTCCGTGTCGTGCCCCCTATCTCCAAATTCTTTCAGGTACCAAGCTTTGGAGAAGAAATTGACGAAGTTGGGCACAGAGGAGTCATTGGGATCGTTGTTTTCATTTATATCCCAACCAAGTATGTTAGCCAAGAGGGGGAACATGTCCTTCCCGATCATGGCCAGCGCCTGTATCGACGAGTTGATAAGCGCCCTTTTCTGTGTCGCTTCATACCGCGAGTCTGCCGCCGCAAGGTCTTTCTCGGCGATGCGCTCCGCAAGCGTCATCCCGTACCTCTTTTTAAACTCCTCGCCTGTCAGGTCGTCCGTCTCGTCTGTTGCAATCCTATATGCTTCCTTCTCGGAGTAGCCCTGCGTCATCAAGAACTGCGCCCGCGCAGTGGCATAGCCCTGCCTGACAATCGCGGCGTCACCTGTCGCCCTGTCCAAGGCGTCCTTGACGTAAATCTCCTCTATTCCCCGCTTGTGGGCTTGGCGGGCAATCCAGTCCTGTGCTTGCTTGGAGCCATCAACCCACACATGGTCGGGCTTACCGTCGGGAGTGTATTGAGGTTCGTGCCTCTTCGTGTCGGGGTTCCAGACCGTCTTGACGCTCCAGTATCCATTGCGCTCACGGGCGGCGATTTGCTCGCCTACAAAAAGGCGTGCCGTATCAGCGTCCCACCCATCTCGCACCAACTGGTCTGCCCTACCCTGCACCTCATCCTCGCGGTCCCATGTGCCCCGAACCTTGCGCCAGCGCGTAGACGTGATAGTGTTGCCATCTTCGTCTTGGCCAATGGGGACCTCGTACACCATCGTGAAGCCCTCGCGCTCCTGTGCGCGCAAGAACATCTGCGCCTCCGCCTCCGACACATTCAACTCAGACGCCATCTTCTGTACGTGTGCGGCAAAAGACTGCGTCCCCATAATGTAAATAGGCTTATGGCCGTCGTGCCCCCAAAATCCAGTGGCCAGCTTGTCTTGGTAGTTTTGCGTCGCTACACGCTCTGCTGTCTCCTGAGTAAACCCAGCCCGCTGGAGCGCTTTTTGAACACTCATTCGTTCTTTCTCTATGCCAACCGTCCCGGTGACCCAGATCGGATGACCGTCCGTGCCCCGGTCGAAGTAGAAGCCCGTGTACCTGTCCTTCTCCCATTGCAGGCGGTCATCACCACTCAGCTTGCCGATCTCGTCGGTTCCGTACACTCTCTCTATAATCGGATCGGTTGTCTCTGGGTCATACCTGACGTGGCGCTTTCCGTTCTCGTCAACCCAGACAGAGACCCTTTCGTATCCATTTCGACGATCTTCGGCGCGAATATTTTCACGATTCGCAAGGTCGTCGGTGCCGTAGACGTGTATTGTTTTGGGCTTCAGCGTTACGGGGTCTATAACTGGGTTGCCATACTCGTCCAAGACGGTCCAATCTCCGCCCATACGCATTAATACCTCAAACTTATCGTCTTCGTGTTCGCGCCAATAGCTGGCGATTTTCTTGCCCTCGTCGTCGTAGCCCTTCACCTCCCACTCTTTGATTTTGGCCAAGTGCTTCTCTATTCCAAGTCCGCCCTCTGCCACGGCAACACGGCGCCCTTCGAGATTTAAATTCTCATAGTTCTGCTGGATCTCTTTTTCAGAGGCATACCGAGATGCGGTGGGCTGGAAGGTGGTAATCGACCCCCCAGATAGCATTCTCTGAGCCTCGCTGTTCGTCATGTCCCGGCCCATGATGCGGTTGAAATTGGTTTGAATGTCCGGGAGGTCCGTGCGCCACTTCTCGGCCTGCCCGGAACCTGTAAGCCCAGAACTGTCTTGGTAGTCTCTAAGGTCGAAGCCGAGGTCGTTCAGGGTGATCTCTGCGCCGGGCAGAAAGCCCGTCACCTCCGCCTCTTGCATGCGCTGGTCGAAGTCCTGCTTGTCGCTTCCTTCGCCCAGTCGGAATCCCTCACCGCCGATCTCCGCACCGAGGCGAATATTCTCGCGCTGGCTGGTCTCCCTGCCTTCCAGCCACGGCAAGTAAACATCTGTGGCCAGATCGCGCCTAAATCCAGTCATGTACTCCGCCACCTCAGAGTCGGGACCGCCACCATGGAATGTTCCCCTGCCAGCGTGCCCCTCTAATATGTCATCCATGCTACGTCCAGCCTCTTCGTAGTATGGCTCCGTCTTGTTGTCGAGGATCGCCTTCTGCTCTTCCGACGATAGACCACCTTGCTTGATAAGGTCACTCGCCGCCTGACCAGCTTGATCCACCAGATCCATGTTCGTAAACCCGCCGCCCGTGGGGTCCCCACCTCCTCCGGGTTGGTCACCCGTCCATGTGGCGTCACCGCCACCATCGCCACCACCCCCTTCGCTGGGGTTATTAGCAAAATCAATAGGATACTGAAAGTCTTGTCTGCTTACAGGAGAGCTAACCGCTGGCGTTTCCCATAGGCCCGTCGACGCATCCCACTGGGCCGATTCGTTGGGGCGCTGAATGGATCTTCCCTGAAACCACCCCTCGCCCGTAGACACTCCTTGGTCGGGGTAATTGCCAAAGTCGTTGGGGAAACTGCCAAGGTTATCCACCGCCCTCGCCCCCCATGTCCCAGTCGTCGGGTTAAACACGGCATCGGGACCGAGGGGATTCTCTGGTATCCTAACGCGATTTCCATTCGCGTCTGTGTAGTGGGTCTCGTCGTTGTCTAAGTCACTACTAGAGCCACTCGGCCCATCCCACTGGTATGTCAGCGGATTGAACACCCAACTGTCATTCCACCCCTCGGGCTTGTTCGCCATCCCGTGCTCTTTAGCTCGCTCTACATACGAGGGATTGGACAGGTACTGTGTGCGTATTTGGTTCTGCAACTCGGGCGGCAATGTGGAAAATGGGCGGGCAATCCCATCCGAATCGGTGTAGGTGTAGTTGTCGATGTTCCCCGGGAAGAATCGACTGGGGTCGCCGTGGCTGACCTCGCCAAGGATACCCCTTCCGATAGCATCCCAGTCAGCTTCCCCCCCTTGGCCATCATATGCCTGATCCTGCCTATAGTCACCAAGGTCGTCGTCCCACACATAAGTTCCGCCATCATCCGGGGGACCTTCACGCCTGCGGCGGGCAGACTGAAACACAGGGCTATTAACCTCCTCGGCCAGCGCGGTGCGTACGGACTCCGGTAGCTCCTCGAACCTCTGCATGCGGCCATGTTCCATGCCGAATAGGGCCACGCCGTCGACGTCGTAAAGCGTCACAGGCGACTCCCACCCCTGCGATAATTGATCGCCTTCAGCCCCGGAGAAGATATTCCAGTCAATCGTCCCTGCGTTGAGTTGCGCGGACAGGTCTCGGGTATACCGCTCCCAGTCGGGCGTCAGTTCGTTTCCGGTGTCAACCGGATATTGTGTGTTGATGTCAGTAGGATCAGTCGTGAAGGACGATGTCCAATTCGGGTTGCTGTATAGCTCCCGAACGAGGGCTGGAACATCAGCGCCCTGTTCAAAAAATGCGTTCTTGTTGACGCCAAGCTCAACCAACCGCGCATTAACGTCCGGTCGGTCGATTTGCACGTAATCCTTATACACTTGGGCTATGTCATCAGAGGTGCCAGCCGCATATACGAACTCTTTGATATAGGCGTCTATGTTTGCGGCTGACTCAAACCACTTATCCGTCGGACTCTTGGGCACCTCCACCCCCTCTTCTTGCGCCCCTTCTCCCACCTTGGGCGGATTTATAAGCCCATCCCGTGACTTCTCGGGCAGGCCAGACATAAGCGTCTCCTTCTGCGCGTCACTCAGGTCGTCCCAACTAGTCATGCCGGGTGCTTCAAGCTCATCGGAGATGCGAAAGAGCCAGTCACTTTGCAGGTTTTCTGGCGTCCCCTCTTTCCGTGCCTGTCTACTGGCATCCCGCTTGGGTAACCGCCGCCAATGATGCGGGCGGTCGCGCGCGAACTCCTCGACTAGCTCAGCGTAGCGCTCGGCGATCCAGTTCTCCTGATATGCGCTAAATGACGTAAGCCCCTCGGGCAACGCATCTGGGAAAGCCCCGAGACCCCCCGGGGGGCCGAAGCGGGTGCCATCCGTCGTGAAGTCGTTTGTGCCATTCGTCACGTCTCCATTTGCTCCAAGATCCTCATCCCCATTTGCCCTGTCTTTGCTCTCTGCGAATGTGTCAGCCATCAGTTCGTATGCGGAGGTAGTGTCCTCTGCGTCAACGGCCTTCAGAGCCTGACCTTTCTTTCGGTCATCAAGGTAGTTTTCGAGATCTTGCTCTTTTTTGCGCCACTCTCCAGTGTCGGGATCTTTCTCCTCATCCGGGTGCAACTCCTCATACTTCCTGTCCCTTTCATCAAAACGTCCCTGCCTTCCTTCTTGAACCCGCTCCTCCTCCTCCGCAAACTTCTCAAACCTCCTTGCCCACTCACCCATATCCCCCCCAAAGGGGTCGAGCTTGGGAACCCTTAGCCCTATATCCCCCCTCGGTATGACGTTGGGGCCATAAGAATCTTGCCCAGTTATGTCATCATAGCCACGCTCGTCGAGCGGGCTGGTGTCGTAGTATTCCATGGGGAGTTCTTGGTCAAAGCCCCTACGCTTGATTAGGTCCATGACCTTGTTGTGTATGTCGCCCATATCCAGACCACCCCGGTCCTCTGGGGCGAACTGCCTTACCCAATCCCCCCTGTCATTTTTTATCATAATTTCTTCGGCGTCGGAGTGTCTCATGCGCGTGGCTGACACATCTCCAAGTAGCACCATCTGCCCATCTACGCCCTTTGCAAAGACCGGGTATCGTCCCTCACTATGGGCGGAGGGGAAGCCAGCCCATGAATCCCGGACAACATAGCCGTCACTATCGTACTTCGCCTGTTCTTGGGGCGTAAGGGTGATTACTCCTTGCCCTCCCGGCTTCCCATTATATTGCGCCGAGTAATCATCATCTCCCCATAATTGGGGGAGGTATGATTTTCCGCCCTCAATATACTCAGACGACCCGGGCAAGGAGTGGTCGCCGAGGGGGGCATTAGGGTTGTCTCTGTTCGTCCCAGAGAGATTTGTCCCCTCAAGCCCGTCTAAAAATAGCTCTGGAATTTTCTCCCCCGTGAAAGTTCCGTGTTCGTTCTCCTGATTGTATTTATCCCAGTTTGGCATGCGGATGATCTCTCCGCTACTATGGGAATATTGCTCCCCATCTATAATTATGCTCCCCTTCTCAAATAGCTCTTCCCTCTGCTGAGGAGTCAACTCGGGCATAGGCTCTTCCTGCTTGTCCTTAAACTCCTGTTTAAAGTCTGGCTGGTTTGCGATGTACTCCTTATAAAGGTCAAAGCTATCCTGCGCGGGGTCTTGCTCAAGGTCGTCAAGGTCAAGGACGTCGTCCTCTGGGTCGAACTCGTCGTTCTCTGGGGTGTCCCCTAAGTTCCCCGACTCATCGTCTTCCGATAAGACCTTGACCTCCGCCTGATTGGCGGTCGTAAAGTTATGCACGGGTTGCCCATCCATCCCTCCCCCTGCCACATTTCCCTGCGCGCCGGGTTGCATCGAACCCGGGAATACGCCGCCCACATACAAGTAGCCATCCCCTCCTACCGCATAGGTCTTGCCGCCAATTTTGACTCGCCCACCCCAATCGCTAATTGCCTGTTGAAACTCCGGGGGCAACTTACTAATATCTATGCGCCCTTTGCTGTCCATGTAGTCCTCGGGGTTGATGTCTGCCGAGTTGCCACTGAATCGAGTGCTCGCCGCCGCATTAGTCATTTTATTTAATCCTCATTCCACGAGTTGTGAACAGGAAGTGCATCCCGGACACCGTGTGTGGCTGATTGATGTTGTCTTCGGTGACTCCAAACTGAAAATACCTACTGGACCCCTCGGTCTGAAACTGCTCTTGCGCTGACCCTGATCCCACAAGGAACGAGCCACTCCCACTCACGACTCCGGTTTGGATGCCGTCTTCTATAATGCCATCTCCAAGTATAAAGCTCGCCTGCCCAGCGACGGGTATAGCATGCCCGTCGGCGTCAAGGATCGGGTCGCCCGCCGCATCATACTGGATGTCGCCCAACATCATCCCAGATGTTCCGATGCTCGTCTCTGTCGTCGTGACAAGATCTTCCTCAATCCCATTCACGGAGAGGTTGAACTGTGTATCGGATACTATCTCCAAATCAAGCCACGTTTCGCGCAGTCCCTTCATCCCCTCAAACCCCATGTCAAGAAGGCCCGTCGTCAGCACACTTCGCACTTTCGTCCCCGCGCCCGTCGCGCTATAGTCGCCACTGGTATCGGTGTTCTTGCCGTCCGTAAACTGCGTCTGGCTATCCACGCTACCAAACGCCTTGGCGACAAGACCCCGGGTCGTCCCGAATAGCGTGTGGTGAACCTTGTTCCCATCTTCGTAGTCCATCCCACAAGTAAAAGGCAGGGCGCTCGAAGTTCCCGAGTCGAATATTGTCCACGCAAACTCGTCGCCATACAGTGATGCTATGGCTGTGTTGTATATGAGCACTGCATTTGACGTGCTCGACTCATTTGTAGAAACAAGGAAGCATATTTCCGACCAAGGCTCGCCGCGCGAGAATCCTACAATCTCAGAGAGGCGGGCCTTATTGAGTTTATTCCAATAGCTTTCAATGGAGCGAGATATATACTTAGCTGGGCGCCGGGGGTCGCCAACTACATAGATGCCATCATCATCGGCAAAATAAGTTCGACCTTCGCGTGTAACAACGCTCCCTCGCGCTACGCACCCAGTTGAGCTATCGACCAAGCTGGGATAAAAATACTTGTGAATAGTCACATCGTGACGCATTGCGTGTATAGATCGCCGATGGAAAACCAGCAAGACATCAGCAGAGTGGGATGCCAAGGCAACGCCATGGGACTCTCTTGAGCAGTCCATTACATTGCCATCAGTCCACTCATTATAGGAGTTTAAATCCGTCCACCTTAACCCAGTGGGACGCCCCGAAATATTAATTGCAAAAATTCGATTAATAAACGTCTTCACATCCGACGCTTGAGTCACTGTTGGCATTGCCGTCACCGTTGAAGCAGTGCCATCCCAAGACCAGACAGGACCATTGTTGTCTGTAGCAATTAAAAAGCTGGTTGTATTATTATTAAACATTGTCGAGCGAGTATGCCTGTCCACCTGAGCGCTTAACGACAGTGCCCCCGTCAGGTCGGTCCACGACGTCCCATTGCCGTCCAGCTTGTAGATATTCCCTTGGGACTGCGCTATCAAGTGAGTCTCATTGCCAAACTGGAAGTGGAGAAGGCTTTGAAGTGCATGTGCCGACCCAGTGGGCGTAGCTACCAGATACGGCTCCCACCCCTGCCTCTTCTGTAATCGACCTCGCCCTATCTGATGGTAGTTCCGCATCTCTCTCAGGGCGCCAGACTGGTAGATAGGATCAGTCATCCCATCTGTATTGTTTTCGCCGAGAAAGCCACGCGAGCGCTCGGGTAGTCTTACGTGATGTCGTCGTTTCATATCGCCACTTTCACATTGACCATTTTTAAAGCCACCGCTCCCACTGAGGTGTGGTCTTCATGTATGACAAATTGATTTACTGCCGCCTGCGAGGAGGCATACTGCAAGTGGTACTGCCCTGCCGTCCCCTCTACTACTGACCCTGCCGTGAGGCTGGCGTGTCCAATGACCAACACTTGAGTCATCCCTCGGGTATATAAGAACCCAAAGCCGCCCGGTGGGACGTTTTCTCCTTCAGTGTTCACACCCGCAACGACTCCTGCTATATCGAATACATTTGTCGCCGTCAGCTTCTCTGCCAGACTTCGCGTTACCGTCGTGCCTGTGCTCGCCTTCCATGCTACAATGCCCCCAAAGGGAAGGACTCCACTCTCGCCATTTTCAAACGCTCGAAATCCCGGAGTCTCGACTATCTCGGCGATGCCGGGAAATGATATGCCCCCCCGCTTTGCTCCAGAGAAAGATAGCGTCTGGTCTCCTGTAACGCCCATAGAGCCGATTCCAACATCGGACCCCATCGACAACCCCCGTATGACGTAGAAGACTGTAGGGGTGCCAGCGACGGCGCTTAGAATGGGCGCCAACTCGTCCTCCCCGACGCCCAGTAAGACTACCGTCCCGGGAACTACGTCCGCCAGCCCAAATCGCTGAGATGGTACGGGCCATGAAACCAGCGATATTGCCGATATGGCAATAGCCGTCGATAAGTCGCCTATGCGCCCAATTTCCAGCGTCGGGTTCACAACCCCGATTGGAGCTACGGTATACGACGTCGTCAGGTCGCCGAACCCATCGGCCTCGGCTACGCCAGAGGCTAACATATGCGAGGTGACCGTCAGGGCGCCAAGCCCATCCAAGTCGGCGACCCCTACTAGTGTTGCGAGGTACCCCGTCGTCAGGTCGCCGAACCCATCCGCCTCGGCTACGCTGATCGCCGTTAAATGGTATGCTGTGGTCAGGTCGCCTATGACAGAAGTGGGCGCTATCCCCGAAAGGACGATAATGGGCGTCGAATCTCCCAGTGCCCCAAATGGAGATGTAGCTATAGGCGAGTGACCGAACATCTATTACTCCTCTTCTTTTACTTCGGGAGCAAGAAGCTCCACTTGCCCAAGTAAGTAATTCCATCTGGCTTCCAGTTGCTTTAATTCTTGCTGAAGCTCGGTGTGACGATTTAAAACAGCCTGCTGTTCTTCCCGCACTTGTTCGATTGTTTTATCCACAGCACTTTATTCCTTTGTTAAGTGTAAGGTGTCTAATGGTCGTTCAATCCTAAGCGATTTAAGCTCAGAATTGGGGACGGTCAATAAGGTCCCGCCTTCTATTTTTCCGTCTTTCACTTCATATAAATAAAACGAGGTGCTGAGCAGTGTAGTTTTGGTTATTCGCGCTGGACGGCGCGACCCATTCGTCTGGATGTAACACACCATATTTTCATCGTAATCACTCCCCACAAACATCGCTATTCCTGCAAGCGCATTCGTCACGCTATCTTTCAAAAAAAGCAAGGCAAATGCGACTGCAAAATACCAAACATATTGCTCAACCAGCACCGCCAGCCCCGACTGCGCCCCAAAGGTGCGTAAAGCCTCCTCGGCGACATCAGTTTCCATCAGTCATCTCTACTCTTGCGCTTTACGCCCTTTTGCTCATTGACCCATTCGACTAGGCGTGTGAATTTCTGGCCCTGCGCGTGGAGCTTTTTGTCGAACGAGGTAACCTTATCTTTAATTGACAGCAATAAAAATAGACTCGCCCCAGTCAAACTAACGAAAACCAAAATCACGGCAGAAAGAATGTGATCAGCGTCCATTCCTACCTCTGTGCGTTAAGCCCACGGATTCGCAACAGCAAGAGGGCCGCTATTGAGGTCGTTGATCTTAGCCGACAGATCGACCTCGACTTCAAAGTCGGCATACCACTCAGCAAAACTCCCGATAGTCGCAGGGTCTTTGGGCGGTCGCGCTGGCATTTATACGTCGGTCGCGTCCGCGAGCGCCGACTGCTCCTTCATCAGCGCATAGCCCTGAGCCTCCAAGCTCCCACCATCGGTATCCCACGCACCTCTAAAGCGGTCTACATTACGCGCTTGTAGGCGTCTGCCGCCATCGGTATTAGCGACAGCCTCACTGACATACACCTCACACTGGACGAAGAGGTAACTCTTCTTCCCTTCGTCTAAATCAAACTTTTTTCTCACCTCAAACTGTGGACGTATGTAGACTCCCGTTACCGCAATGCCGTCACTCGTTATTACATCGCATTGTAGTGCCATATTAGTTCTCCAGTCTCATAAGCCGCGATTCTAATGCGGTGATTTTGTCTCTATAGCCTCCAATGACCTCACGCCACTTCTGACCTTCTTGGCGAATAGTATCAATGATGAGTGCGTTCAATCCCTTGGTGCTGACGAAATGATGCCCGTCATCGTTCATCGTAATAACGCCCGTATCGTGCAATATCTGTGCATTGTCTTGGACGAACTCACCAAAAACGTGCTGTGCCTGATTGCCCGTAGTTAGGTTGCGGAACGTACTTAGTAGTCCTATGTCATCCTCATCGTCCCAACTATTTGCAACGGTTCCACCGTCATAGTGGCAATCGCCTTCTTTGTCGAAAATGAACCTCGTTCCGGGCCAGCCCCCATCTTGAATGGTGACAAGATTGGCGTTTGTGTCCATCACACCTTGGCCCCCACTGTCATTGTCTTGAGCTGCTATAATGTTAACTGGGGCAACTTGCGATGCTCCCTTCGTGAGGTCAGGGTAAGTTGACCCCGTTACTCCACGAATCCACATGGCTCCCTGTGCCGAAGCGTCCGTCACTCCCGTCATATACATTCCACCATGTACCCCATAATACTTACGGATAGATCCCCAACTATCACTCTCACCAACTACACCCGTCAGTGGGGTGTTGCAATCGCTGGATTTAAAATGGATAGAGTCATCGTCATTCGACCCTGTGTCTATAGTTAAACCCGATGTCAGATTAGAGGGTTTAGTTGTAGTGCCAATGCCGACCATGCCCGCAGCGGTAACGAAAAGTCTGCTGTTGCCAGCAGACTCCAAATTAAGAATCCCCTCACCACTTGTATAAGCTGTGCCAACCACAAGGGTGGCTCTATTAGATGTGTTTCCAAAGGAATTTGTAAACGTCCCCGTGCTTGTTGAGCCAGCGATATTTGTCACCACATCGGCGGTGCCACCACCAGATTTATACACATTCAATTGAGCAGTGGGGGCCACAGCGCCAATGCCGACCAAGCCCGCAGCGGTGATCCGCATACGCTCAGTTACCGCATTTGCGCCATTAGCGGCAGTGTAAAACGTGAGGCGTCCGGGGGTGTCATTTGCACTCTCGACTGCGCCGTCTATATTTGCTCGAATTTCAGCGGCGCGGGACTCGAAATCGGTGCCATCATCCGCGATAAAATAAATAGACCCAAGAACATCATCATCTTGCACTCTTCCAAGACTGCCGATAGTTGCGTTGCGCGATTTAATAAAACTCATAACGGGGCCAGCGGCAGATGCCGCCCAGTTGCCCATTGTTACCCCTGCATCAAGCCCCCCTGTCCCCAGTGCCTGTATTTCGTATCCGTGACTGCCACCAACTGCGGTTGCATTGCCAACGACCAGACCTTTGCCGTTAGCTATATATTGATCCGCTGAAACGGCCAACGTAGTCCCGTCAAACGTCAGGTTCGCAGAGCCGCCAAACGCACCGGAGTTATTGTACTGGACGTGCGTAGGACTCCCGCCGGGAGTGGTGTCGGTGATACCCAGATTGGAACGTGCCGTGCTGGCATCGGAAGCACCCGTTCCGCCATGAGCTACGGCCACATCAGTGGCCCCCCATACTCCAGTGCCTATCGTGCCAAGAGTGGTTAGGCTACTGCTACCAGCTAAGGGAGATGCACCAAGAGCCGTTAGCGCGGCACCCGCCGTTGATGCACCCGTGCCGCCATGTGCTACCGCAACGTCCGTGCCTTGCCAGACCCCTGTGGCAATCGTGCCAAGAGTGGTTAGGCTACTACTGCCAGCAATAGGCGAATAGAGCGACCCAAGGGCCGTCCCCCCGAGCGTAATAGCGGGTGCGTTCAGCCCATGCTTGGCTTCAAATTCTTTATTTGCCATATCGCTTCATTTCCACGATTAATGTGTAGACTATCTCAAAGGACGCATTGCCCATGCGATCATTGCTCCGATCATCACTTGCAATACACCGATAGTTGCCTCATGCTCAAAAACTGGACTCCACCGTCCCCAGCCCCCACCCACCTCGACCAACTGATAAGTGATAATCAGGACGGTCGCACCAGTGCTTGCGAAAGCGGCTGAAGACCGCTCTTTTGACTGCGCGTGTTCTTTTTTTGTTAAAGTTACAACCTCTCGCCGAGCCTGCTTTAGCTGCGCCTGTGTCCCACGCACCTCTCCTGTCCGGTGGCGAAGGGCTTCATTCGTCGCGCCCTTCATTTTGTAACAATCCTCGTACATACCATAGAGGACATTATAGTGCGCCCGCAACTCAGCAAAACTCCCAATAGTTGCAGGGTCTTTTGGCGGTCGCGCAGGCATTTACGCAGATTCCAATGCGGTGATTTTCGCTTCTGCCGCTTCAAGGCGGGATTGTAATTCTTGGACCACTTTGAGACCGATCTGACTGAGAATGGAATATTTGAACCCTTTTGTGGTTGTGCCAAGGTCTACTTGTTTTTCCTCAGTGATCGGTATCGACTCGCCAGCCTCATTCACCTCGTACGTGGGATTGCCATCCTCGTCCAATACGGCAACCTGTTGCTCTTCTGTGTCGGGTGACTCAGCAATCAGACTCGGGAAAACTAACTCAGCTTCTTGCGCTATTACGCCGAAGAGACTTTTAGCGTCCTCGCCATACGCCACCACATCGCTTTTAAATTTGAATTTCCGAAATCTGATCGCCTTAAAATCATCCCAATAGCTTCGCACATCTGTAATATTCTGTTTTAGTTTTTCGTCGCTCAACGCGCCGTACGAGTTGTCGTGATTTTCAATATCCCCATCGGAATAGATAATGCACCGATTGTCTCCCGTATCTGCCCAGAGAGAAAAGTAATTGCTCCGCGAATCGGGCGCGTGGGCGGTGAAACGCATACTTGATAAATTGGCACTCACCGTTTGGTCTACCTGCAGGGCATAGTTTCCTGAATTGCTCGCCGTGATTGTCGTTTTCCCTGTACTGCCGATTGTCAATCGTGCTGAGTTCGCCGTATATAAGTGCATTGCATTGATTGAATGAGCGTATGTTATAATGCCGTTCCACTGGCCGGGATCGCCGGTACCATCGCCAAACGCTATGGTACCAGTGCCGTCAGTTGCTGTAATAATTGACAGACCGTCATTCGCTGAGTCAGTGCCAATGACTACGCTTGTGCCGCTGGCATTGCTATAACTGGATGGCGCATCGTTGCCAATGCCGACTTTGCCCGCACTGTCGATCCGCATACGCTCCGTACCGCCCGTGATCGCCGTGAGCGTATCAGCCGCCGCCCATCCGTAACCCGTATCGACTTCTGCCTTATTGGGTATCAGCGTTGGGTTAGTCGCAGTCGCGGCCTCGTTGACGATAGTCGGCCCTGCGGCGTTAGCCATTGTCAATGCGCCTGTAACCGCCAACGTAGTCCCGTCAAACGTCAGGTTCGCAGAGCCGCCAAACGCACCGGAGTTATTGTACTGGACGTGCGTAGGACTCCCGCCGGGAGTGGTATCGGTGATCCCGAGATTGCTGCGTGCCGTGCTGGCATCGGAAGCACCCGTGCCGCCATGGGCTATAGCTATATCCGTAGCCTCCCACGTTCCCGTGGCAATCGTGCCAAGAGTGGTTACGCTACTACTGCCAGCCGTAGGAGACGCACCAAGAGCCGTTAGCGCGGCGCCCGCCGTTGTAGCACCCGTGCCGCCGTCTGCTATGGCAATCGTGTCGGTGTCAATAAACTCAGCTAAGCCATTTGTATCACTACCGTCGAAGGTGGCCTTGATCGGCTTCTTATCGGCCATTGTTATTGTCCTTTATTAGTTTGTGCATGTTATCGAATCATCCAGAGTTCAACAGCATCGGAAGTGGCATTACACCAAGTCACTCGGATTGGCAACAGTGGACTGTGTCTTGAGATCAGCATACGCCGCCGCATACGGATCACTCGGCTCGTCATCGGTAATCACTTTGAACCGATCCACTGTGGGCGCGACCAAGGTCACAGGCAAGGCCGAAGCACGTTCATCAGCACTGACATAACAATCCACGCCATACGTCATCTGCCATTTGCCGTCGTTGTCACCCTCAATAATCTTCTTCACTGTTAGATCCGAAATCCGCAGATACGCACCCGTTGCGGTAAGGTTTCCCATCGTTACAATGTTTCCAGATATAGCCATCAGTTTAACTCCATTTTATTCTCTTCAAGTTGGGCAAATGCTTGTTGCATCTGCGCAGGCAATGCTTCGCGTTGTTCTGGCGATAGCACTTTTGCGATCTCTGCGAGGAAGGAAAAGTTTTGGAATCCCATGTCCCAACTGAATTTGATACCCTTCTGGACATTTAAGAAACGATGACCGGGGATAGACCCTTCGCCCTCTAATTCAGCATGGGTCACGATACCCGCATCTTCCATGCGTTGCACTAACTCAGGGGCATTGACCTTCATGCCACCAAACAACCCCTCGCCCTGACGATCTGCCATTTCAGTCGTATATGCGCGACCCGCCAACGCATCGGGCATATCATCTAACGCTGTTGCCCAACTGGTGTCACTGGCATGAACAGTACCATCGCCTTTTATGATAACTCGGGTAGTACCCGCATTATTGAACCCAACAGCATTTGACGTAGCAGTCATTCCATCGCGCACCCCGACGGGATTATTGACAAACCCATACAACTGAACCGCCGCATAGGACGAAGTCGTGTCTGATGTGTCTGCGCCACAAGCACCTTCAAGTCTGAGATTGGCAGATGTCTGCGCTTCGCCGTGTGATGCAAGTTGAAGGCCACCATAATCGGCATGTGCTTTTCTAAAGTGTGCAAATGTATCTGTTTCAACAGGGTTAAGTGTCATCCCATGCGCGACATCGCTCGACTTGAAGGCGAGGATCTCGTTGTCGTTTGCGCCTTGCTGAATCGTAATTCCTTGCGTCATTTTGGCGTTGGCTGTGTCGTTTACGAAATACGTTCCAGCCGCATTAATGCGATGCGCCGCGCCGTTGACCTCAATGTTGCCCCCACTGGTGATCCGCATACGCTCTGTATTTGAAGTGCTAAATTTTAGCACGGGATCAGCACTATTGTGACCCCCCTCAATAAACGCACCATTATTCTGCGATGGTGAGATGAATGAAATCTTACCCAGAGTTGCGTCGGTTGTGCCGATTGTGATTCCAGCCACGCCATTATTTTCGATAACCAGATCGTCGCAGTCGGCCACTGGAGTAATGCCAGAGCCACCAGATGCTGAGGCTGTTTGTACGTGCAGGGTGCCATCGGTACGCGCAAGACCGACCCCTGCGTTGCCAACCACATTGAGCGTGGTACCGTCAAACGTCAGGGCGGTCTCGCCAATCAACGCATTGGCCCCTGTGACGGTGGCGATGGTGCCGTCGGTCGTACCACTCAGCGATACACCCGCCGAGACACTTTCCCATGCAGGGATTGACCCAGTACCCGTTCCCGTCAAAACAGTGCCATCGGCTCCCGCAGCTAATCGTGTCAGGTAGCCCGTAGATGCAGCCCGATAGTACATGTCACCTGTTGCATCTGATCCCATCGTTATTGTAGCGGACCCATCAATCACACCCGACCAAGTGCCACTGGTAACCGTCCCGACCGTGGCCAGTGACGAAGCTGAAGTAATGCTGTTCTGTGCGGCGGTAGATATAGTCCCTGCCAGCGTTGCCCCTGTGACTACTCCGCTGAACGTCCCTGTAGTGCCAGAAATGGCCGCAGTAGTCGTGGCACCAATTATCGTGCCGTCTATCGCACCACCACCAATATCAACCTTACTCAAGGCAACTGAACCCGATCCATTGGGCGTGATGGCAATATTCGCGTTTGATGTAGAGACGATGGCGTTGCCGTTGACATCCAGAGATCCACCCAACTGCGGAGTGGTGTCGTTGACAAGGGCATCGCCTATGACGCTCGACGCCAGCTTGATCGGGTCGCTGGTCGTCCCGTCCGATTTTGTAAATGGCATTTCAGCGCCAGTGGAGACGGGCTGAGACGCCACCTGCTTCCATGCCGACCCTGACCACTCATATTTTACGCGACCCACATCAAACGTGTCGCCCGTAGATGGGCTGGTTGGAAAACTGACTGCCATTAGGTTGTCACCTTAGTCCAGACGACTTGCGCCGTGTTGTTTGCACTGGTTCCTACGCATCTCAATCTTACATTGGCGCCGCTGATGTCTACCGTCAGGGTTGCGAAATCACTCGACCCAGTATAGGCTACGCCGTATTCGACGATGTGGGCATTGGTGCCGTCATGGAGGATCAACGCCTCTGAGACGCGATACTCGGTATTGGTTATGTCGGTCACCTCTACGACCACCTTGGCCGACTGGTAGAGGCTTTTGCCAAACTCCTGTATCGTTGTAACGCTGGTGCCAATGGATGTGGTTTCGGCAGTCGCAATGAGTCCACCAACCGACGATGAGCCGCTTATGTCTAACCATGTTGCGTTGCTCGAAGAATCAACAATACGCTTGTATAAGATGGCACTGTTCGTATCATACCACTCGTCGCCAGCGGCAGGTGACCCCGGCGCCGACGTTGCTCCAGTAAATGACTGCACGCCCAAGTTCGTGCGCGCGCCCGCCGCCGTGGACGAGCCAGTCCCCCCATGAAGTATGGCGACGTCCGTTGCCGACCATGTCCCCGTCGCAATTGTGCCCAGTGCTGTGATTTGAGTTTGAGATGCGTCGACAGATAAGACCTGACTTGCCTCCGAGAGGCCCGTGCCTGCGATGGCGCTCTTTATGCGAAGCCCGGTCGAGTTCTCTAAGGCAGAGGTGCTCGCCAACTGCACCGCCGACCCAGAGACCTTGCTGGCCGCAGAGAGGGTGCCGATATAGGCGTCGGCTATGGCAGTTCCCTGCCATGTGCCAGATCCCACCGTGCCGAGTGCGGTTGCATTCCCACTTCCGTCGAGGTATATGGATTTCGCCGCAGGGAGTGTGATGAAGACGTCTTTGTCGCCTGCACTGAAGTCTACCGCTGAACCACTGTTTGAACTCGACAAGACCGTAGTGCGTGCGAGCGTAGTCCCGGAAGATGTGTAGGTCCCGAGACCTACCTCCCACTCATTCGCCGTGCCATGCTGGATAGTGTAGTAGGTGGTGTCGCCGTTACTGAGGACAGACCCCACCGTCTGGAATCCAACAGGTGCGCTCCCGAGGGTGAATGTGCCTGTCCCCGTGGTAGTCGCGGTATGCTTTACGCGATCACCTACAGCAAGCGCCATTACAGGGCAAAGATCTTATTAGCCGTCGAATCAAAAGAGACGGTAATGTTTCCGCCATTTGGAGTCACAGGCAAGCCGTTGGTGACCACGTCAATGTATAGGATTACCGGGCTGGAGGTGGCGACCCCAGTGTCCTTGTAGAGGACAAGCGCCTCATGGGCAAGGTCGGTGGCTATGCCAACGAAGGTGACGTCGTCAGCGTCGAATACACCATTCGTCACGCTCTTATTTGTTCCTACGGTAATCGTGCCATTAGTAGGAACCCCGGCGGCGATGTCGTCATAGTGCTCATGCGCGGCGCTGTAGGTGTAGTCCGCCGTGTCAATGAGTGCGAGCTTGATGGTGTCCGAAGTCATGTTGATATTCCCCGACAAAAACTTCTCTTTTGCTTTGGGGTATATAGCGTTGGCCATTTTTAATACTCCATGTGCCGAGCGAAGCGCGGTAGGCGCGTCTCTTTATTGGCGTCAATAGACTCATCCATGCCTCTCAGCTTGATCATATTCTGATCATGCGTCTGGCGCAGACGTGCCCAGTCGGGATCGTCTTCTTGTTGGAGACCTGTGGAGAGCGCCGCCACCACATAGCAGTCGGCGACCTCGCGGGGAATAGATAGGACTGTTGCGTCGGTAGGCGACTGGGTCAGTGTGTAGGTGTCTGACTTCCAGCCATAAAAGTATACGGTGGGGTTTGCTGTTACGAAGGTTGAACCCGGCTTGGCGCCTATCCAAAAATTACGCCCGAATGCACAGAAGTATTCGGGCGTAGCAGAAGTGGTCGCGCTGTCTCTCCATGCTGGTCCGAGGGCGAAGTCCATGCGCTCGGGACGTCCCATATCGACAAGGTAGCTCGTCGAGGACCCATAGCGAAACGACTCGGCGTCGTAGCGCGCGAGAGCGGCGGGCCAATTGTATTCATATTGATCTGCGACAAGGGTGATCGTGTTGGTCGTCCGAAGCCAAGGCCATGCTTCCTCCTGCTCCACCATCTCAATACCTGCCTTGGCCCAATACTCAACGTCTTCGCTTTGCACTGTGCGTTGCAGGTTCTTGTGGGAGCGGCGAGAGATCCGGTCCTTGAGTTCACCCCATGTCAGTTGGCTCATCCGTCAGGTTCCTTTTTTCGTCGTTTAGCTGGCTGGCCTTCTAGTTTATCAATGCGTCTAAGGAGAGGCTCCAGCGCCGCCTGTAGTGCCTTTGCTAAGTTCGCCCCCTCCTTGGCCTCTATGAGGTCCTCGGCGGGCGTCAGTGACTTATACTTGGCGTTGAGCGCCGCATATGTCGGCTCGTCATAAACTTCAAGAACTTTTCGCCCACCAAAGGCGGGGTGAGGCTTCGCCTGAAACCTTCGCACGTCAAGTGTGTAGTTTACTACCTCACTTCGTGCCGTACTGCTTTCGAGAATAAAAGTGGCCATTCGACCCTCTCTGTGTAGAAAGGGCCGAGCGGAGGTTGTACTCCGCCCGGCTCAGTGAAAAGATTACTACGCTTATGCGCCCCACGCCGTGAACTGCAACGACGACTGGTTCATAACAGTGCCGCCGACAGACGTCCAGTCTGCCCGGGTGCCACCGTAGACCTGCTTGATGCCAATACCGTAGACATCTTCGTACCTGTCCTCCTTACGGCGAACGAGGCGCGGCTCAGTAGCATTTGCCTCAACAAGCGCATCCGCACCGAGGACGATATTGTGAATGTGCTCCGACTCGGTCCCGGGATCTCCAGTGCCGTCCGCAGCGGTGGTGCCAGCGAGATTGGCGCCACGAACACGGTTGTATTCATGGACACAAAGACCACTGTAGTAGACTTCCGACCGACTGATGATCGGGTTGTCCGAACCCGTCCCGGCACGATTCATAACTTCCAGCACGCCCGTGCGCGCGGAGGTATTATCGGCCATGAGGTCTTGCATACAACGAACATTTGCCAAGACAACGTAGACGTCTTGACCACCAACGCTGATGGGGTTGATGTTCTTCTGGCGACACTCCTTGTAGATCTTGCGAAGTGCGGCGCCGTCGAGTTTATCGTCGGAGACCAAGTCGGCGGAGTAACCAGCCGCATTGGCGGTCGCATCACCTGCCAACACATGGTTGGGATGGGTAACAGGAGCGGCGGCAGTGCCATCGGTCCCGCCACGAATGATATGGGCCGGGTTGCCGAAATAGAAGGAGTCGAGGATCGACTCTTCTTTCTGAGCGACGAGCCAGTCGCGCAGGGCGACAGCGGCTTCATCTTCCATATTGAAGCTGGTACGCATGTTCTGGATCTCTGGCGCACTGAACGCAACGGCATGTTTCATCATCTCTACCGTGCAGGACAGGTCGTAGAGTTCCATGGTTTCTTCAGCATCTACCAGCGACCCCTCGGTAGCGGCAGTGCCAGTCGTGCCTACGCTGAAATGCTTCGGGTGAATATAACCCGTCTCAGCCGCCACCGCCGTCCAGCGATTGATGGCGGAGTGGTCGCCTGCATTTGCGGAGCTATAGGCGGGCAACCCCGACGTCAACTGCTTACGAAGGGCTAAGCGTATGCGCTGGCCGCGCCCCACGCCCATCTCGTCTTTGATAATAACAGGGGCACTTGAATTGCGAGTGTAAACACTCTCGTCCCCAGTTTCCTGCTTGGTCATGCCGCGATCCGTGAACCACAGTTCGCGCTTGGTCTCCATGTGCAACTTGGAGGACCACAAAGTAAGGATCAGGTCGTCTGACATGGTACCGAAATCGGTCGAGGACGACCCATTTCCGGTGCCAGTAACAAACCCCTGTCCTGCTGAATAAGGCATTATTCTCTCCTACCGATTTTCTAAACGTCGTCGGTTTTCGTTAATAAGTTGATTTATTTCGTCGACATCCAGAGTCCGCGCGACTTCCTGTACACCCTGTTGTGTGAGGTTGTTCAGAAACTCTACTCGTTCGCCTACTGGCGACTCTGCTGTCGGCACGTTGGGTAGCGGCATATTTGCCGCCGCTTGCCCCTGCGTCCTCCCCGTAAGACCTTCATTGCGTCCTTGGGATTGGGCAGAAGCGATCTGACGCTGATGGATTGAGTCCACCATCCTGACGGCTTTCTTGACGGCGTCGTCATTGTAGCGAAACGTATTCGTCGCCTTGTCCAATTGGCCATACTGCGGTCCCCCGATGTGGGCTAACTCGCGCTTGACGGCGTCCCTCTCTTGGGGAGAGATGTCGCTGTGGTTCTGATCAAGATACCGATCAGCCATCTGGACATTTTGTTGAACGACCTTCTCGCCAGCACGCTGTTGCATAACACGCCTCTCGGCCTGCCCAGCAACTTCCCTTGCCCGCTCTTCTGCCTTGGCCACTGTCGCGGCTTCTCGTTTATTCAGCGCTTCCTCGAACGCACCCTTGTCTTCGACTGGATCTGGAAGTTCCACAGGCTCAGCCTCCGGTTTGGGTTTGGCGGTAGTCGCATCGACTACCTTGTTCAACATCCCGTCGAGTTGTTTTCGTTGGGATGCCAGTTCTTGGTCGCGGTGAGTAAAACTCTTTTGCCACTGCTCCTTGTTCTTTAGCGCAGTGACCGCCTCGCTCACGTTGATCTTTTCGCCATCGACTTCGATCTCTGTAGGACGTTGGTCGGGTTGAGACTGTGTAGTCTCCGACGCTTCCTTTGGATTCTCCGCCATGATGTGTTACTCCACCGTTAAGGACGCGAGCCGTCGCAGTAGTCATAGCTGACGTGTTAGGCTCGTTGGTCCACTGTAAAAACTTATCTTCCATATGATCGAAACCCTGTATATATTTTGTCGGCAAGTTTGCCGCTCTTGTCTGCGATATATACAGCTACGTCTTTCTCAAACATTGCAGGGCCTTGTTCCGAATCAATGACTTTTCCAAACCAATCCATGTTCCCACAGCTTGGGCAATCCATGCCCGGTATGCAATTGCCTACTTTATCTGGGACCAGCCAACCCGATAAGTGACAGGACCAGCAGGTGCGTATGGTCATGTACGGTCCAAGTATGGCAACGTCGTTATCGCGGTAACTTATCGCACAATACCCCGGAGGCACCTTTCCGCTCCACCTTTTGGTCCAATTATGGGCTATAGACCACATTTTACCGTCCGCGCCGCCGAAATTAGTAACAAATACCCCCTTATCACTCGCCGCATGGCTCGCCTCGCCCGTTATTTCGGGGTTAAAAGTCAGTTCAAAGGGCAAATTGTTCGAGGTGGCGTGCAAAGCATGGATAAAAGTGCGGTCAAAGGGCGGTAAGTCGCCCTCAAACTGATGTTCCGTCGCCTCATCGACCGTAACAAGCTGTTCTGGCTCGTATCCGAGGTCTTTATAGGCGTCTACCTTGGGAAATTTTGGCATAATTAGTACGCTTTGCGCGTATTACCTCGGGCCTTGGCCTTGGGGCGGGCCTTGGGGCTGGCCTTGGCCTTGGGGCGGACCTTGGGGCGGACCTTGGCCTTGGGGCGGACCTTGGCGCCCATTTTGGGGTTGGCCTTGCTGTGCATTTTGCGCTCCTTGGGCAAGTTGTTGTAGTTGCTGTTGAAATTGCTGTAATATTTGCTGTGGGTCGAGACCTGACGCCTTCGCCGCATCCTCTACCATGCCCATGATACGCATGGCGGAGTTACTCTCTTCAATACTGTTGATTAGCGTCTCTTTATTGGGGGCGTCGAGCAGTTCAAGTGCCCACGGCACCGCTGGGGCGCCAATATTCTGCATAACCATCTCGGCAAACTCCTGCCGCTCGGCCCGGTTGCGCTCTTTGCCTGTGTCGAGTTCAAATTTTATACGACCGAGGTCTACGGAGCGTCCCGTGGCATCGGTCAGGATAATAATCTGAGCATCTTCCTCTGTTTGAGGGTCGGTCAGCGCCATTGCCTGCCCGCCCCCGTCGCGCATCTCAAGGCCCGTCTGTGGCTCCACGCTAGCGCGCATGCCAAACTCAGCTTCTATCTCTGCCATGGACTGACCGATGTAAACCGCCCGAGTTTCCTTGGTCTCTAAGTCGGTGACCTCGGCAATGCGCTGGCCGCGCATGAACTGCACGATATTAGAGAGGCGTAAGTAGGTCGCCATCTGTAAGGCGGACTCAATGTGGCGCCGAGGCATAGTCCCGAGAAGGTCTGCTTGGGACTGCAAGGCGCGAATACCGCGCCCAGACGTCTGGTAGGGCATGTCGCCCCGATGAACGTCGTAAATACCGGAAACCTTGTCCTTGACATCTTGCAGTAGCGAGTAGCCGCTGGCAAACAGTGAGGCGCCCGTGGGGTTAGCGCCCTGTATCTGAGGCGGAGCAAAGCCGGGGTAGGGGTGTAAAACCTGCATGGGGTTGCGTCCGATATTGAGGAGCTTCTCCTCGTCCTCTCGGGGCAATGATCCCTTGGGGGCTACTACGAAGTTGGACCCGGCGACCATCAACTGCTCCAGCCAGCGGCTGAGCGTCTGGTTGATGAGGTCCTGTGGTCCTATGAGGTAGTCGATCTCCCCCTTGCCGTGACTGCGTCCGCGCATACGCACGTAGGTGAAGAAGGCGAAGGGGTACATGCCGTGTCCGCCGTTTGAAGTATCATAAACAGATAGCTCACGGTGAACGATCTCGTCGTTGACGCAGATCGTCTCCCATAATTCTTCGCGCTTTAACTTTCCCTTAGTGAGGCTGGACTTGGCATCGTCGTCGAGGAGGTTATAGTCGCTCCGGGCCATGGGGCGCAGTTCGCCGTCGCCTTCGCCTTCGTAGTCGGGCACCTGCACCATCTTGCCGTCGGGACCATAATAAACAACATCGTACTCGACCTTTTTCTCGTACATGGTCTTCTTGTAGGCCATGGGGTCGAGTTCGTCCGAGGAGGGTGCGGCGTCGCCCGAGGGCGTTGTAGTGCTTCCACCTCGCTTTGAGTAACTGCCTGCGCTGTCTTCGAGGAAAAATCCGGGGTAGTCCGCCGTGACCTCTTTAAGACCGAACTCTTTTTCAAGGCTCGACACCCGGGTAGGCTCAAAGTGAATCACCCATGCCCCATCCCCTCTTTGCCACTCGCGCGCGCCCGGGTCCCACACGATAAAGCGGGGGTCGATATGCTTTGCGATGGGCATACCCAGCCCCCCCATCGCGTCGGGGTCCCACTTCTCATGGAGGATGCCTTCGCCTGTGTGGAGCATGTCGGTGATGACGTCCTCTTGGTCATCCCACCAGTTCAACTCCTCATCGCGGGTCCACTGTAAGACGTCGACGAGTAGCTTGCCGAAGTCGTAGTCTTTTTCGTGGCGCCCCCGAGGATTGACCATCGGCTCAGCGTCTAATACCCGCGCGACGATCTGGTCCACATCCCGCCTGATGATATTAGCAACAAACGGCATCGTCCTACCAACATCCCCATCTTCCATGTCCTCAAATTGGTCCGAGACATAGTAGTTGTTGGCGCGGCGCGCCTCGTCTGCCCACTCACCCGCCTCCTCGACACCCGCCCGCAAGCGGGCATTCAGGAGTTGGGCGATATCTTGAGGGT